ATTCACACCATCTGTAACATTAAAGGTTAAACTAAAAGTTCCAGCATTAGCTTCAACGCTTGAAGGTGTAATAGTAAATACATTATCAGCTTGTGTAACTGTTGCAATAGATCCTAAAGAACCTGCTGAAACTGTAAAAGACCAAGTAAGAGCAAATCCTTCTGGGTCAGTCGAAACTGCAGTAATAGTCGTAGCAGTACCATCAATAGCTAATCCATAGGATCCAGCAACACCAGAAATTGCGGTTGGAGATGCATTTGTAACAGTAGCAATTAAGTACCATCCTACACCGCTCCAAATATATAATCTATTTGTTGCTACAACAAAGGCTGTATTTCCAGGTGTGGTCCCAGCTGATGGCAGTTCAGCAAAGGTTGCATATGAATACGAACCTGGTGCTGAACTGGCGCTTTTAGGAAAGCTAGCCGATTCAGTTGCGTATCTATTTCTTGAATAACTTCCCATTTTAAAATACCCTACTATTCTTTAAACGTCCATCTCTTTTTGCTTTTCGTCTTTATTGATATGCTTTAAACCTTTAACTATTTCGTTACCATTTCCTGTTACTTTTGATATAGCTTTTTTATGGTACTCTTTGTTTGCTGCAATATCAACTTTTTCGTAAGCAGATTTCTTATGAAATTTTGTTTTACTCTTTCCACCTGCAGGAAGGCCGGCTTCAGCGTTTTTCTGACTATCAACCATTTTATTATATGCACCATGTGCAGCTTCACCGGCTTTAGTCATTCTATGAAAACTAACACCGTGTGCAGGACCAGCATAGTCGGCTGTGCGTTCTTCTTCATGATGTGGATGATCATAATGTTCTGAACCATATCCTAGTTTTTTATCATTTATATGTGTTTCACCAGGATTATTTTGCTCGGCCTCTTTATGCTTTTCCATTTTTTCATAATGGTGATCTTCAGCCCCATTGCCATAATGATGCTCATGATAATGCGCCTCATGCGATGTTGTATATTCTTTTACTTTGTGACTTTGCAGATGAACACCAGCTGCGTTATGAGCATCTTTATGGAGTTTTAAAGTATTTTCAGCATGTGCTATTCTGTCTTTTGCTTCTGGTGCATGTTTTTTAAGGTTTGCTGTATGTTTTTTAATAGTATTCACACGGTCATCAGCCTCATTAGGCCCGTGAAGCCTTCTGCGATCTTTGTCTTTCTCATCATTTAGTCTATTTGCTCTAGCAGCAATGCGAGTATGAGACATACCGCGCTGATGATCTCCTGCGGCCTCAACATTTGCTCTAGTATTTCCAGCCCGATCTACATAATCTCCGTTGCCTCTATCCATTCTGCCTGTGTTATTAGGATTATGTAGTGCAGTAGTATCAAAGAATGATCCGTGCTTTGCACCGCGATTTGCATTTGGATTGGTAGAATCTGGTTTTTTAGTAATATTATAACCTGAAGTAGAATGTTTTAAGTTTGATAATTCTTTAGCATTGCTTTTTCTATTTTTACTAAGATTTGCTTTTGCATCTGCATGGTCAGCATCTTGTTTAGCAGCTCTATTAGCTACATTCTTCATTTTTTCTGCATGCTTTTCAGGGCTATCTTTAAATGCGTTTACTGCAGCATCTTTGACTCTTTTAAGTTTTTTAAGCAAGCCCTTTTCGTTAAGCTGCATCTGATGTTGAATATCTTCGTTCATCTGTTTAAAAGTTTTCATGTCTGCCCCATTTGCTAAACTATTTTACTATATTTATACAATAAAAAAAGGGAGTGATAAAAACCACTCCCTTAAACTCAATTAATTTTTATTATTAGTTATGCAACCATGTCCTCTAATTCATATATTTTCTGATCTAGATATACCGTTTTTGATTCGAGTTTCTTAGCTAAAAGATGGTTACCTTTTTGTTTTATTTCCTCTACGTAAGCTTTGAGCTCTGTAGAATCTTGCTGCAATTTAGCGATTTGATTATTGTGTAAAACCATTTTAGTTCTCCTAAAAAAGAGGCAGACTCTTCCGAAGAAGGCCTGCCTATTAAATCTAATTAAGTATATTTTTCAACATCATATATTTATTTTTTTATCAAATTCGGAAAGGCTTCTTTTGCTACTGATTTAGTAACTCCTTTAATTGGGACTTTATTAATCATATTAAGAATTAATTCTGACTCTGGTGGTTCAACTGATTCCAGCAAAATGATAAAGGCTTTTTCCCTTTTCACTTTATGCATAGAATCACCCGGACCTCCTTTAACAAAAGAGATAAAATCTTTATGTCTTTTGGTTAAATTCGATGGCGCGTTATAACCCTCATTTACTTCAAATGGTGGTCGCCCTGGATGAATATTGAACTGAACTGTCTCGTCATATGTTCCTCTGAGTATGTCTTTCAACGCCCAAGTTTCATTTTTCTGTAAGATTTCGATCTTCTGTTTTTTAGATCTAGCCTTTACAGCATCGTTAATTACATCACTTATCATATAAACTCCTGTACACTTTCAATTAATAATCTACAACGTTTAGCTACAAGATATGGAAACACTTTACTTTTGTTTGCATATTGATCTTGGCTATCATATGTATTTATAATTTCTTTTCTTATATTTTCAGGGCATTCTGAATTTTCTGTTAAATCGATCAACTTTTTATTACGCAAATAGTTACGATAAACTTCTTCCCCTAATGCCTTAGGGTCTTCCAATAGTGTAGCTTTTTTCTTAGCTGATAACGTACCTTGACGCCTACCTTCGATGAACACTTTATCATCTGATAATACATTTGGCACGCCATCCGATCCACAGCCGGTAAGAATATGTTGTTCGAGATATAACCTAGGATTAGGCTCATCCATAAACTTTTTTGTAGCTGTAGAGTATTGACGAACATTGCTATATTTCTGTAACTGACGAAAATCCCTATCTGCTGATACAATCATTACTTCTTCATGATTACCGAATTCCTGAGTATTTTTTACAATTTCAGCAATAGCATCATCGGCTTCACAGCCCCATTGGTGGATAACCTTATATGGGAAGTTTTCTTTGATTTCATCACGGACAAGATTGATACAACGGAATGCTTCATCCCAATCAATTTTAGATTTGTCACGAGCATCCTTACGCTTACCTTTGTATTCTGGGTAAACGTCCTTACGCCAATTGCCACCTGCATCACATACAAGGACTACTTCACCATACTTATCTTTAAACTTTTTACGATACATTCTAATCGTGTTTAAGATCATATGGCGAATTAGGTTTTCATCTGTATTTGTAATGCCCATAGCAACAGGGGCGATAGATATTCCAGAGTAGTCAATTAAAATCATTTAAGATCCCTTTCATTATATAACCATTATAACAAATATAGTAATAGATGTACACCGTTATTTTACATTTTATATTATTCTTTTCCTCTTACATGTTTGGAATGTATTTTACATCCAATAAACTCATTGTAGTATTCATCACTGAAAAGTACTTCACGTTCGATCTGTTCCTTTGTCTCATAATAGCTCATAAGACCTTTAGTCTTACATAGCTTTAATATCTCTCTTTTAAACCTATCACCACCATGGTTTTCAACTAATAATTTAACTTCTTCATTTGAACCATAGTATTTCATCCAATCCGATGCCTTTTTAACAATTCTTCTTCTAGTCTTACCCTTCAAAGGTTTCAACCTGTTAACAGACCATAAGGTTTTTTTACCGATATACTTTTTACCATTTGTTAAATCAGTAATACAATATACAAATCCAGCCAAATCCACAATGCGAGGATCGGCTGGATCAAACTCTTTATCTTCAAATAACCACAATATAGCATTCCTAAATTATAAAATACTATTTATATAATTTTAGTCAGCATCCTCAGCGTCTAATAGTTGAGCATTGACTTCCTGCCCGCAGCACGGACAGTATTCTGGCTCTTTGTCTTCTGTTGATACTTGTGATTCTGCATCGCAATAATCACATTCAATATAATAATGCACCATTTAAATTCTCCTTACGCTTCACAACTTGCACAGTTCATAATATCACGAACTAATTCTTGGGCTGGATTAGCCGATCTTTGATAGTAAAATGTCTTAACGCCTAGCTTCCATCCTTCGATAATTAAAGCATTTACATCTTTAGCTGAAACATCAGGGTGGATCAATATATTTAATGATTGTGATTGATCAATATATTTCTGTCTTCCACCAGCTTGTTGAACAATTGACAGTGGTG